TCGACAGCCTCAACAATGGTTTCGGGAGAGATGTTGCTTCCCATAATAACAGACGGATACTCGCTATTAACATCGAAAGAAGCCACCCAATCGTGAAAACCGATAAGAGGATCTTTAACGTAAGCACCAACATATGCTGTATCCTTTTCATGCTTTTCAATAGGCGGAACAACAATATTCTTTGCCTTTAGATGATTGAAGCAAATAACATCCCACATACGAACCTGAGCAAACACATCTTCATAATTACACTTGTTATCATAAGATAGTGTTAACGCAAGTTCGATGAACTTTCCTTTGTCATCAATTCTGTCAACAAGGTCAACGTCTTTGATGTTATAGTCAATGAACCTTTGAAAGTCTTCCTTATATAGGTTATGAAGCGAACCATATTCTTCATACGACAACTTACGCTCACCCAGTTCAATGTGTGCGATATTATCGAGACGATAGGACTCTTGTGACTGACCAGATGGAGCATACTTTCTGTATAGTGCCAATAGATCAAGAGTAGCAATGCCAAGAATAGAATAACCTTGACTACGACGACCCATACCCAAGTCTAGTGTTTTGTTGTTGATAACACTCCACGGCGATAGTCTTTTTACATCGTCACCGTATAGTTTTGTAATACGATTGACAAGATATGGAATATCGAACTGTTCAACGTTCCAGCCAGTAATGATATCTGGATAGTCTTGCTGCCACCAATCAAGAAACTTATTGATAAGGTCATTCTCATTAGCACATTTTATGTATGTAGTATCAAAGCGAAAGTTTTCATAATCACCACAACCAAATGTGGTAAAGTGTTTTTTCATCTTAACTGTGATAGCAGTTATTGGTTGATCTGCTTTTTCTGGTTCAGGAAATCCATTCTCTGAACCAACCTCGATATCGATGTTAGCAATTCTAATGTCGTTTACGTTCCAGTCAATAACATTGGGAAATTCATCAGCAATGAAACAATACTGATAACGAGTGTTACCGTATATCTTGAAACTTTCGACACCTTCATACTGCTTAACAAAGTCACGACATTCACGGATCGATCCAGGTTTAACGGGACCAACATACTCTCCGTGAATAGTCGTGTATTTGGTTGGAGTCTTAGAGGGAACAAAGAGAGTTGGGTTGTAATCAACTCTTGCTTTGACCTGGCGTCCGTCTTCAACACCACGATAGAGTATTCTACCGCCCCATATTTCAACGTTTGTGTAATATCTCATCAAGGTGTAATGATTTTTGAGGTTGCAAGTTGAATGCCGCCGAACAGACTGTTATACTGATTAACAAAGTCTGTCAGTGGTGTTGCTGTAGTAACGACAAGGTTACGATTGAATGTTAGTTCTTTTGTGTCACTAAACTGAAGATATGGAGCAAGTCCAACTTGTGGTGTCTTCGGATTTAGTTGATCTGGAATAACAACAATACGAACTGCATTCTTTACATTGATTGTTGCATCATTCTCTGATACAACCTCGGCGAGAATTTCTTCTCCACCGAGAAATTTAATTAGTGTTACATTAGCTGCCATGTTATACAATCTCCATTAGGTAGTCATAAACTCCAAGTGTGATCCACTTGAAAGGCACAGTAGTCATACGGCTACCATGTTCGTTGACAAAGGTATAAGCATTGTCTTCATCAGCAACTTTGCCGATGCGTTCCCACTTGCCATCATAGGCACGCTGCTTAAAGTCTTCTTCGTAAATCTTCATTGTCTTTTCGCTGAAATTCATATCAGTCTCCTTAGTCCCATAGGCTTCTATAATACTTACCGAACAATCTGAATCCATTGTCTATTCTCTTATTATACTCTTTTAGTCCCTCGATGTCAACCCAGTAATCAGGATTTCTTTGTTTCATTTCTGAGTAGTCCGTATCAGGAATATCATCCCACTCAATTCGTGGTTCACCATGATAGAACTGATTCTCCGATTCATCATCTAGCTCTTGCTCAAATGCCCAAATCATTTCATTGATAACCCAATCCCATTTGTAGTGAACCCAGTTATCACCATCGTAACGCATATGCTCTGGAACATCCTCATCATCAACTAATGGTGAACCATGCTTGGTTGCTTTGAGTTGTTTAAGCATAGGAAGAATGATGTAGGCGAGAGTGTGATCCATTGACCATGTATCATAATCATCAATACGGACTTTGACCTTGCGTTCATTCTTACTATAGAACCAATCACAGGCATCATTGACCCAAGTTTCCTCAAGCCATTCACCAATCTTCCATTTTGTGTCTTCACTGATGAATGGGATTAGTTCTGCTAACTGATGCGGTCCCCACCACTTAACATACTTACCGATATAAACTTTCATTATGTAATCTCCGATATACTCGTTCTATCAATTGTAATGTTCTTTGTTGCTCTTATCTTTGAGTTGTCCCATGTCCAACACTCACCAGTATCATCCTGAAAGCAAACCCAAAGTAGATTATCTTCTATTCCATTGTCTATTAGAAAGTGGGCGTAAGCAGGACCCTTTGGTGTTGTTAATGGTATAGGAGGATCAATTCTCACTATTTCTGTCATAATGCTTTCTTATCTCAACTTTGATGTTATGGGTACAGGTAGCACAAACAACGGAACAGCCATGCTTTTCCATGATATCTTGAACTGAAGGAACACTCTGGAAAGAATGGTCCTCTATGATTTGTTGAATGCTATTAGATGATAGGGTGTTACAGGAACATATAATCATTGCTTTCCTCTCACATTACTATATATTATAGCAGGTTACGTGGAGGTGTCAAGATGCCTATCAATAGTTGGACAATCAATTTAGTTTTAGGAATAGTTATAGCTGTCATTGCTGGTGGTGGAATATACATGTGGAAGAGTTCCATTGAAGAAGCTACTCTGGCAGAAGCAAGAATAGTGGAATTACAAAAAGAGTTAGCGTTACAGGAAACATACATCAACGATCTAACCGAACTAAACAAAGAAAGCAATAAACTTATTGCCGAGATGAAAGACAAGAATTCCTATTTGAATGACACTCTCAAAGGCCTTGATGTATATCTTGATACACACAAAGATGAAAAGGAATCATCAGTGGTTCTCAAAAGAACTATTAGGGAACTATCACAATGAAGAAACTCATTATCCTTTCACTACTGCTAGTCGGCTGTCAATCTACAACACCAACAACCAGATTACAAGTCATCACACCTCCTGATGAAATGTATGACTGTCCGATCAAAACTAAGTGGCCGAACTGGAAGACATTGAATGACACCGAAGTAGCCAAAACGATTGTTGAACTTTATAAGAACAATAAACGTTGCAAGGCTTCCATCGATGCCATTCGTAAGTATCTAACGGACGCTAAGGTCCGTATAGAAGATTAGAGTTTTGATGGATCAGTAGGATGTGACGAATTGGTAACATTCTGATCCTTAGCAGCAACACCAACGCCGATTAGACCTAGAACGAAAGGCCACACCTCATCAAAAGGTGGAAGTGGCATTGACTCAGGCCATATACCAGCATACTTTAGACCATAAGCAAGTAGCGGAATAAGAGCCGCTACTGTAGTCTTCCAGTTGGCTGTGAAATTCTTAAACATCATATTCTCCTTTATAAAGAAGCCCGTAGGCACTCTTATTTAGTGAAAACGAAGTTCAAAGTCATTCTTCTATCATGAAATCGAGGGGGTGAACTAGCGTGGAGTGTCTGTAAATCAAACAAAACACCCTTGCCCTTCTCCGGCGTCACAAACGCACATTTAGACACCGTGGATGACGGGAAACGCTCATTGAACATATATGTAGGCCCATCAGACTTGTCAACATAGTATAGAAAAATTTCACCCTCACCAATCGTGTCTGTCTTTTCGTCATACACATCAACATGTGGTGTATGAAAGTAACCATCTGGATAGTTGGGTTGCTGTAGATACATGTTAGCCTTCATACGAAACAATCGTTTCATGTAAGGCTTCTTCATTCGTTGTTCTAATGCTCCAACGACAGGAGCAAAGTATTTAAAATATTCCGACTGTGGTTGAAAGTCATCGTATAACATGTTCACAAAGAACGGAGTCTCTTTCACACCATCTATCTCATTAGGATAGTTTGGTATGTAAGAAAAGTCACAGGTGTTATCTTGAAAGAACCACGGCATACGAATTGCCGATGTCTCTATCAAGTCCTGATGCTCTTTACTGAATAGATTATCGATGACTTTCATGGTGTAGCACTTGTCTGGGGACAAGTCTATTTAGCGGATCTGATAGATAGCTGTGCCACATGAACGCTTGATCACAGGTGACGACTCCCAAGGGCGAAGCCAACCATAATGCCATGTGCCTTGAACACAATACATACCACGATGAACAGGAACAGACCAATCACCAACGAATGGTGGATCCTGCACAGGATTATAGTATGTACCATAAGGATCTGCTAAAGCAACCGAGCTAAAAAGCAAAGCAGCTAGAAGAAGAACCTTTCTCATAGTCCAAGAAACCCAACGCCGAGAAGACCACGGCTTTTTGGTGAAACGTCAATTTCAATATCATTACCATCAACGTCAACATCAACGTCTGAGCCAATCGGAGCAGTAGCAACTACACCGTGTGGCGTTACCTGAGCGGCTGGAGCAAATACACCACGGCTCTTTGTAGCACCAGGAACAGCAACGGTCTTACCATTGTGTGTCTCATCCTGAAACGCCGAAGCCGAAACAGTAAGAGCGAGAACCATTGCTGACGTTAGAAAAAACTTGTTCATAATTTTGCCTTTCAGTTAGAACAAATGACTGGACAGGACCATTAGACTAATCCATGCCCAAAGTGTGTTGAAGCCAACGAGGGTAGGCAATAGTTTCTTATTGCTTGCCCAAATCAGCGACAACGAGGTAGCCAACGTTAGAAAGTATAGCCACCAAATCTGTATTCCAAAGATCAACCCTGGAACGATGATGATTGCTTTAGCCAGCCAAGAAATGAACTCGACAGTATTGAAATCTGTCCAGTATTCTCTAGTAAACCACATGCCATAACAATCACGAATTTTAGCATAACCAGAATGCCCATAGACGACAGCAATGGCAACAATCCAAATGCTAGTTGCTATTATCACTTGGTTTGTTGTCAACACTTTTTCCATTCTTAAAGTTTTCTGGATGTTTCATAATTTCAGCAAGAAAAAGAACCAACTCTTCTATGTGCTCAATGTTATACTTGGCACCGACTTTGCCTTCTTCTCTTATATATGAGGTCAGTAAGCAATACGCTTCACTAACTGCCGCATGACTTACTTTGTCTCCTACGAGCATTTAACTCTCCTTAGCATTTGAATGTTACTGTGGCGTTTTTCCACTCACCACCAAAAGGCACTTGTGCCTGTGACGATTTCAAATGACAAACTTTAGGTTCAATCTTAACCTGATGTGTTTCACACTCACCTGAATTAAGGCAAATGCTGAT